TTACAACAACTGGCTCAGGCTGAGGCTGAGGAACAGGATCAGGAAGAACCTGATTCTGAGGTAATGACGAATCAACAACTAACGGAGTCGTTGGGTCAGTCTTTGGAGCTACTTCGACGGTTGGCTGATCAACTACTGGTAACGGCTCGGGCGTTGGAATCGGTAACGGCGCGGGTTGTGGCTCTGGAACAACAGGGATCGAAGGGACAACAACAGGGGTAGAATCACTAGGTATCACTGCATTAGCAACCCCAACATCATTATTTGGTGTTGGGGGAACCACTAAAGGGGCGGTATTACCTTCCGCAACAGGAGTATCAAAATCTTGTGTTGATGGATCATTAAAGTCTACTGGAATATCAGTATGCTTAGGTTCAACATTCAATTTTAATATTTCGATAGACATAATTCCACTATCAAGGCTAACCTTAGCGACCTTGACATTATCAGACAAGTGGAATGATCTTTTAAACTCGTTTGGTAATTCCATACCCTTGAAGAATATGACTTCATCCGATAATGGAGGTTGCTTACCAGCAACGGTAAGTATATCCCCATCAATGGACACGTCTAATTCCGACTTCTTAAAGCCAGGAACATAGATTTGAATAGTAAATCCTATATCCTTGAACTTTAAGATATTGTATAACGGAAACTTTGTAGGATCAAACTCAGGGCGATATAATTCTTCGTTAGCTGCTCTTAAGTCAGCATCGATTTCATCATAACCAATATATATTGGTTTTGGGTCCTTATCGAATACGTAACTAATGGCCATATTTGACTCCTAATTTTAGTAATTAAACTTATCGTAACGATATTTAGAATCTATGATCCCTGAGGGGGAATAATCCCCTGATGCCCGTTTACCTAGCTTAAGTACCGCTTTAGCTGTAGCTTCTGCTGGTTTAGCCCATGATGGCGTTGAATGGCTAATAACTGCCCCTACAGCGGCTCCTGTAGCCAATGAAGTAATAGAAGACGAGGGAGATGGCTTGGGTGTAGGCTTGGGAATAGAAGCCGAAGGGGGCGGCTTGGGAATAGAGGGTTTTGAAGTTGAAACGCTACGGGATACTGACACGGACCTTCCTCCCCCACCACCAGCCCCACCTTTAGCATGAGCGGGAGTATTAGCGAATATACAAAAGAAAAAGAAGACTACAAGGATAAGGACCAATACCCATGGTCCTATATCCTCCATAATGTAATCCCATTTATCTTTTTTCATAACTTCATTCCCTTGAATGAGTCAACACTAACGTCCTGTTTAATAGCCCCAACCGTATAAGACGATAGCTCAACTTCCTGAGGGGCAACTTGCACTTCTGAGCCTGCGATCCATTTTTGAGTCCATGGCAACGGGTTAGTTGGAGACCCTACGGGGCAGTCTAGCCCTAAAGCTGTCATCCTCTTATACGCGATATGGTCTAGATAATCAACAAGCAATTGCTTGTTTAATCCAACCATAGAACCATCCTTGAAAAGATATTCAGCCCATTTCTTCTCTTGCTCTAAGGCTGAGAGGAACATCTTTTCGCATTCCGCTTTTGTTTCCTCTTTGATCTTTGCGAAATCAGGATCATCCTGAGGGAGTGTCTTTAATAGCTGTTGGGTTCCTGCTAGGTGAAGGTTTTCGTCACGGCAGATAAGCTTAATGATCTTGGCATTACCTTCCATTTTCTTGTTCTCAGCAAACGCCCATGAACAAGCAAAGGAAGCATAGAAACGAATACCTTCTAGGATATTGATTGAGTTGATCGTTAGCCAAAGAGATTTCTTATGCTCGTATTCATTAGCTGCTGAATCCCAGCCATTCCACTCTGCGGCTCCTCTAGCATTATTGTAAAGGATTAACTTATTATAATCCTCACTGATATCCTCAGAGCAATCCATAATCTCTTGAATGTTCATAATCTCATCAAAGACTTCTGATGGATTAGAGAACACGTTACGAATGATATGGGTATAGGACTTGGAATGAATGGTCTCAGAGAATGACCATGCCTGAACCCAAATCTCCATCTCAGGAATAGATACAATAGGAAGGAACGCCAAAGACGGCGATCTGCCTTGAACCGTATCTAAAAGAATCTGTCTCTTGAGATTAGAGAGAAAGATGTGTTGTTCGTTTTTCGTTAAGGACTTAAAGTCATTACTGTCTTGCTGTAGATTAACCTCCTCTGGAATCCAGAAGAATGACAACTGCTTTTCTAGCAGCTTATTGATCCATGAATACTTACTCGTTTCATATCTGGCAATACCAGGAGTGCCATCAAAGAAAATCTTCTTTTCCAGATGGCTCTTTGAAGACGCCTCAAAGACTGTATACGTCATTAGTTCAACTGATCCTTTGTTCCGTGTAACTCAACATGGAAATCCTCAGGGGTTTCTGATATCATGGTCTTAATATCAGCTATCTGTTTTTCAGTACCAGGGACCAAGAGGATATCACTCATGTTAAGATCATATTCGGTTTCTAGTTCCTCGTAAATCCCAATATAATCAGCTTGGGTAGGAGGAGCATCAAAGAAAACCGCATGAACAACTTTCGTCATATCATCTCTATCAATGGCGAAAATTGCGTGAGACCAACTATTAATTGAGTTCATTTTTGGGAACCTTCTCTATCTTAGATTTCTTTGAAGTCTTATTTTTATTAATTATAGTAGATGCTGATTTATTCACAGTATTTAAGAAATCTGCAAAAAACATATTGAATTCCTCAGCAGTATACTCTGTTGTTATTTTATCAAATACCTTTGAATATTTTTGCAAACGTTCTACTTTACGTGTGGTCTCAAGCTTTAACTCAGCATGAGAAATACCATAGGCAAACATACTCAAACTAATCATAGTTGAAACATCGGCCAACTCTTTTTTAAGTTGGTCTCTATTATTAATAGAACTGTCATCAGGGTTATAGGATTCAATTCCAAATCTAAACACCTTGGAAATGGCCTGAATAAGTTCAGCACATTCTTCCTGTAAGATAGTCAAGACTTCGGCTTGGGTTTTATTCATTGGATAGTTCAACCTTTCCATTCCAAAGTTTGCAGTTTTCGAGATTTAGGGCTTTAATAAAAGAACCAACTTTATCTTTAATATTTGCCACTACGATGATAGCATCTCTTTCGTAAGTATAGTATTCTGGATTTAAAGGTAGCGTTAAGTATACAGTGTAGCCACTGTCACAAACTAAAATAGGTTCTTTATACCGACTCCAATCTGTAATGTCATGTGCGGGAGTAACTACTTTGACTTTCATAATATATCCTTTCACTAAATTGGCCACGAAATGTGGCCAATTACTATTCTATTTGGTGGACCTAGAGGAGATTCGAACCCTCAACTCTGCCGTGCAAAGGCAGGATTTTCCCAATTGAAACTATAAGCCCTAATCTTAATCCCAATATTCGTGGTCGCCAATCATCAATTTCATACTATATGCAATTCTCACTTTAATATCTTGTGATACGTTTTCATATGGATATTCTTTAAAGGTAATTCCATTTTGGTCGAATGAATAAAACACAGTATCATTAGAGTCACGGCCAAACCAGAAATTAGGCTGGCCACGTCTTCTAGAATAATCCCACCAGTGACCTAGATGGAAATATCTAGCATTCATATAATAATCTACTGTATTGTCATATGGGCGATATACCTTACAGAAGAACGTAATTTCACCACCTTCTACACCTTGACCAGGAATGTTACGTAATTTAGGAAGATCATCCAACCAATTAAACCACATGTATTCATTAGTGTCAATAGAATGGTTTGGTCTATAAAGTTCTAAAGTAATATCGGTCCCAGGCTTAGAATAAGAAAACGTAATAGTATCGCCCACATTACACGTAACTTGGCTATTTAACCAGATAACCCAATTATCACCATAATAGGTAATGTTATTGTTTTCATATTGATCAATATAAGAAATGCTTGCAGTCTGTTCACCAATGGTTACAGTACCACCAGAATAATAAACCCAATCAGAAATCTCAGGATATAATGTTCTATTAACATAAATGATTGTGCTATTCTCAACAGCAAGAGACGCAACCGTATTAACAGAAGGGTTATAATCTGTTCTTAAAGAAATAGGCTCGCCATCAAATGTAATTGTGTATAGAGTGTCGTTTTTTGTAACCGATAAAATCTTTCTTTCATCATCAATAAGATGCTGACCATCCTGAATCCATGCTTGTGGTTTGTCGTCAAACACCAATGCACATTTGGTAGGATTTGTCATAAGATACGTATCAAAATCGGTTGAACTTCCGCCAGCATCAATCACAACTACGTTTGAATTAGATGTTGTAGCATTAGGCCTCATATTATAAAGTTCATACATATCATTAATTACTAATCTAGTACCTCTCCACCAAGCGATGATTAGAAGAGGAGTAGTACCATTAGTCAAATCCATACTTCCTCCATCTAGGACAAAGGTATATGTATGGTCATTGTCAAATGATATAGTATCAATCGTTAACTGATTATTAATATCATTATTAGGCATAACTCTTATGCTACCAATCCCGTCTGCGCTATAAGCAGCATATAGGGCTATAACATCAGGGAAAGTCTCGCTGCTAACAGTAAATGAAGTCAATCCTTCACCTGACTGAGCCGCAATTACGGGCAACCATCTATGGCCTCTAGTGGTAAAGGTAAACTCTTTGACCCCGTTAAACTCTTCAACTCCCCAGAATGACCCATCAGTCATCTTTTTGCGTGACGAACCAACATGAGGTAAATCTGTGTACTTGGACGTACCGTCACCAAACTTAAATCTACCAGTATCAATCTCTAGTCCAGGTTCACCTTGACTGAGAACTGGATTAGCACTCTCCCAATTTGCTCTGGTATCTCTTCTAGCCTGTATTTTCGTTGCCATTTAAATTTTTCTTACCCCTGTTAGTTATTGGACTAAGGCGCTGCCACCGTCTAAAAATTGTGAAGATATTAGGTTATTATATGAACAACCACCGTCTAAACCTGCTTCGTACAAGCCAAATATTGTGCTCACAGAGCCACCATCAAACTGTAAATCATAAGCCGAAAACACAGATACCGAAGTTCCACCATCTGTATTTATATCTAGCGCATTAGTATTTAATAATGGGCGTTCTAACCCGTCTAATAGATTTCCGCTTAGCTTTAAATTACCGCTTGCAACTATTTCTTTAGAGAAACATAACTGATTATTAGTTACGCTACCCATTGGTGAATACGTTGCATGACCATTAACTAGAACTTCATTAGTTGAAGAAATAGTTAATGGAATACCATTAATATAAATGGTGTTGTTCGAAATATATAAATGCTTCCATGGAAGGTCAGGGCTTCCTAAACTCTGTTCCGTGGTTACAGGAATTATGTCCGACATTGCCTTTGTAAGATAATGCGAACCATCTTCATTATTAATTGAGCCATTTAATGGTAAATAGAACCGTGGAACCCCGTCCTCATGGATCATTTTCCATTCATTTATCCATCCGCCATCTTGGGCGCTGTGGATCGTAAAGGCTCCTGTAGTCTGGTTAACTGATAATGTTGTAAAATAAGATGTGACATTACCGATGGTAATTGTATCAACAAGAATATCACTACCGTTAGAAAAACCAGCAGGACCATCAACGGTTAGAAAACCGTTACCGTCAATGGCAAGCCCATCTCCTACCTTTATTACACCCGCTACAGTAGTATTAGCGGTTCCTACAGTAGAATATAAGAACCCATTACCATTAATAGAAAGTCCATTACCGACTTTTATTACACCTGCTACTGTAGTATTAGCAGTTGTGGCAATAGTAGTAAATAGATTTTCTGTAGTAATAGTTCTTAGATTTGCTGTACCACTTGTGTTAACAAGTAACAGTATTCTATCATTAGAACTTGCTGAATTAGTTACAGCTATATTAGATATTTTTGACATTTATTTTTTGCAATCTTCCTAAACATTGCTTTGTGTGCATATTTAGAGGTTCAAGATTGCTTAAAATGGTAGGGGTTGCAGGATTCGAACCTGCGATCATGGAATCAAAATCCATAGCCTTAGTCCGCTAGGCTAAACCCCAATAAACTTATTCTTTCCAGACGTTGTTTAGTAGGTCGAAATGCCTGTTATCATAGAATCTGAATTCAAACACGAACTGTAAAACTGATAACTGTAGAATAATACCAGTCTTGGCATTACCCCAGAACTTAGATGAAAATCTAAGCCTGAATACGTCCGATGCTTGGGGTAGAGTTCCAAGCATCAGACGAATCTTCTTATGGTCAACTAGGTCTGGATTCCAATCGACAAACTTACGGTCTTTCGACGCATACTCGAAAGGATTTAACAGCCCAATAGACAAGTCTAACATTACTTCTTAACATTCCCAAAAGAGTCACTTAGAAGGTTCATGATATAATTGCACTCTTCCTTTACCTCAAAAGGGAAGCTCTGGAATGTAGTATACACGACTGTAACACCAATCTTATTTGGGTCATCGCTGGCCTGACAGCCGATAATATGGCTTCTAGAAAGATAGATTGGCTTTCCTGATTTACTAAGAGTCAAAATGAGCATTTTCTGCGGTCCTTTTTTATGTTCTAATTTACCCAACGTATCCATAACAACACTCCATATTTAGATTTTACAAGAGTCACAATCTTCTTCGATTACGGGGGCTTCCTGTTTAGGAAGTTCTTTCGGCTTTTCTTCCCATTCTCCTGCTTGATCTGCCACGTTACAGTAATACAATGTCTTGATCCCGTATCTATAGCACATTAGCAAGTGTCTGAATAGCTCAGACATTGGAAGTTTCTCTTCCTCGTAAAACTTTGGGTTATACGAGATATTCATACTAATAGACTGGTCTATGAACTTTTGTAGAACAGCACAAATCTTAATATAACCATCGCATGTTTTTTGATCCCATAAGAGGTTATACTTATTCTTCATTCTCCTAAACTCAGGAACAACCTGCCTTAAGACTCCATCTCTGGATTGCTTAATTGAGACTAATGCTCTAGGAGGTTCAATACCATTTGTTGAATTAGAGATTTGGGCTGATGATTCAGCAGGCATAATTGCCATTAACGTAGAATTACGTATCCCGTATTGAGCCAAGTCCTTTCTCAAAAGCTTCCAATCCATATGATATACAGGTTTGACTAGATCATCAATATCAGACTTGTAAGTATCAATAGGTAGCAAGCCACTATAGTATTTGGTGTCCTCTGCTTTATTGCACGCCCCTTTCTCTTTTGCTAAGTCAACCGAGGCTTTAATCAAATAGTATGACCATGCCTCTGAGTATTCATGTATTTTGGTTAACCCTTCTGTATCTATATTCTCATAATCCAAGTCGTTACGAGCAAGCCAATAAGCGAAGTTAATAATACCAATCCCAAGTGCCCTACGATTGAGAGTGAAATTTCTCGCTGCGTTGACAGGATATGATTGGTAATCAATAATAGAATCAAGCCCCCTAACAGCCAAAGTGCAGACCCGTTCAAAATCCCTAGGTTCACGGATACGACCCCAATTAATAGCTGAAAGGATGCAAGTAGCAATTTCAGCGTCTTCATCGTCTATGGTCCTTAAAGGTTTGGTTGGTAGGGTTATCTCAACACAAAGGTTAGTCATTTCCACGGGAATGTTGAATGAGCTATGGCTATTAGCATGATCAACATTCATTAGATAGATGCGGCCTGTATCCTTTCTCTCTTGTAAGAACTTGGAAAACAAGTCCATAGCGGAAATCGTCTTGCGACGAATCTTATTGTTGCGTTCTGCCTTCTCATATAACTCCTTGAACTTGTCGGGATGGCCCGAGTAAAAGGCCTCGTAAACCTCTGGTACATCATGAGGCGAGAACAAGGAAACATTCTTACCCTCAATCAGCCGCTCATAGAATAGCTTATTGAAATGTATGCAATAGTCAAGGTGCCTTGCTCTGTTTTCTTCAATACCCTTGTTGTTTTTTAAGACAACCAAGTCCTCTATTTCATAATGCCAGCAAAGAAGGTTGAGAGTGCCCGAAGACATTCTAATACCACCTTGCGCACATGACTTAAGAGCCGCTTGAAAGTATTTAATAAACGGGATAACGCCAGTATGGGCAGTATCACCGTTACGAACAGGAGAGTTAATAGCACGGATACGAGAAGCCCCGATACCGAGACCCGCCTTTTGCGCCGCGTATTTGACAATGGCTGATGATGTGGCATTTATCGAATCCAAACTATCGTCACTAGATACAAGAACACAAGAAGCATACTGACGTTGTGGTGTCCGAACGCCAGCAAGAATAGGAGTAGGCAATGAAATATCAAATTGAGAGATTGCATCATAATAATTCTTGATCCACTTTAGACGTGTCTCTTTTGGATATTCATGGAATAGCGTAGCAGCAATAAGCATATAAGCCATTTGAGGAGTTTCAAATAGCTGCTTTGTTACTCTATTCTTAACTAGATACTTTCCTCTCCACTGTTCCATTCCAACATACACGATGTTGAAATCTCTATCATGATTGATAAAGTTTTCCATAGTTGTGAAATCAGCTTCCGAGAACCACTCTAGAAGCTGAGAATCATAATAGCCTAGTTTGACGACACTCTTTACATGGTCATAAAGAGATGGTGGAATATGGTTATTATAAACTTCTTTGCGAAGCTTGAAATTAACAAGACGAGACGCTACGAATTGATAATTAGGAGTATCCTCAGAAATCAAATCTGCGGCGGCTTTGATTGTAGTATCCATGATAAACGTAGTCTTAATCTTATCATGAAATTGGATTCCAGTTTTCAATTCAAGAGTAGAAGGGGAGACTCCCGTAATACCTTCACACGACCATTGACAAACTCTATGAAACTTCTCTAAATCAAACGCTTCAAGCTCGCCGTTTCTTTTTGTAACAAGTAAATCAGTAGCAACCATCTCAATCCTTTTAAAACTCAAAAATTTGGAATGTAATATTTATCGACCAAAAAGCCAACTTTTCTTCTTTTTAGGCTCTGGAAACCCATTAAAATATTCGTGCATCTGACCATAGTCAGACCTTGGGGGAAGCCCTAAGATATCATTTGTGATATCTTCAATAGCATGTATAGAATCGGTTAACTTGTAATCAACCCAATTCTTCAATAGGAAGTTGTGTATATCAGCGTCTAGCTGCTTTGCTTCATCCAATGTCTGTAACCTACCCTTGGGGTTATATTCCTTTTTACGGGCAATCATCCAATTAACATTGTCAAATTGCTTAAAGCTCTCAAAGAAATACTGTTTCGTTAGGGCGCAGTAATCATCATTGAACATTGATGTGTTCCTCTTTCGGAACCAATGATCAAAGTAGATACATGATAGAATAAGGGGAGAGTCAGTTATAACATAATCCACCTTTCCAATCAAGCGGAATTGTCTGCGGAATTGCTCAGCGAATATATGAAGCTGGTTATCCAGAAGCAAATTGGCTTGTTCCCATACCACATCTTTAGCATACTCGGAAACATATTCACAGTTGATACCCTTAAGTTTCAACTGCGAAAAAACTCCTGTAGCCGTGGTAGATTTTCCGCTACCAGGGCCACCATATAGATTAATTATCTTTGTCATCCTCAACCTTTTTAATGCTTAGAACCGCCATGGCATCATGCAAAGCCACGGGAGAAAAGGCACACGGGGAATGCTTTGACGATGTGATATACGTTATCTGATAGAACATCTCCCTGCCTGTATACTCTCTTGTGGTTGGGTTCCATTCCCATATCTTACATATATCTCCGACCTTATAATCTCTATCCATAACTCTAAGATCATGAGTTTTGGTTCCGTCATATAATGGTTGGAATAAACCAACCCATGACTTCAAATGATGCCTATAATCCATTAGTGAGACTCCACGTCAATTTCATTGAGGAACAAAAATTCTTCTGTTAGGGCATCCCAACATTCTCTTGCAATAATTCTGTGTTCCTTTTGTGTTCCCTTATCCATTCTCAGGGTGCAATAATGGAACCACGAACGTAGGCTACCCTTCATATACATTACCGAAGGGGTAAGACCCTCAGGTAGCAGCACCCTCGCTTGTTCCTTGGCAATGTTCTTCTCTCGGGCTTCCTTATACTTCCCAAGAGTGAAATCTAAAACCTCTTGCTGTGTCTTATACCACCATGCGGCAATTGCCGTATCCGACTCGTTAAATGGATCAACCTCGATTGAGGATTGACGGTTAGTCATATCCTGAAAGCGGCATTCTCTAATCACGAAATCCTCGGGGTTTGGTTCTGCATATCGCTGAGAAAACTCCTGATAACAGAACGAACGATGCCTTAGGATTTGCCTGCCAATGTCTCTTGTGCAATTGATTTCAAACAACACATCGGCCATCTCAAATACGGACCAATGCTTTTTACGAATACAATACTTAAGAAGCTTGGGGGCGGTATCAAAGTTGTCCTGATTAGATGGATTGGATACCCGTGCACAATAGGATATCAAATCCTCTCCATCTTCACACCCCGTTCTCTCCTGAAACTTCTGTGTAGGTTTTAACGATCCAATCAATTCAACTGCCATGTGGTCTCCTAGTCATTGTAGCCCAAATATCAACTATTTTTTTATGTTCAGCTTTTTTCTTCTTAATGCTCTCTGCAAATCCTGGATTATTTTCTAAAGCGGTTGCTACCCCATATCTAAAATTAGTTGCATCACATGAATACTGGCGGGCAAGGTTTTCCCAATCCATCTCCGCAAATATTTTTAACCAATCAACAACCTGACCATTATCCTTCACTTTCTTTTCTGCCTTATCAATTATGATAGAGGCCATATTCTTTCCCTCAAGAAATGAATAGTAAAGGTGCTCTTGTTGAAGCTCTTCCTTAGTCTTGTGTTGGGGTTTTCGCCTTGGTCTGTTCTGTTTCAGCTTTCTTAGATAGTTCATACAGCTTAACTCTTTTCTTTAATGCCTCATACTCAGCAAACATCAACTGACCTAACTCAAGTTCAGGGTTTGTGGTATATTTCTTGAAATCCTCAATACACTGTTCTGTGTATTCTATATCAAAAAACTTGTCACCTACTTGAGCCTTTATGATTATACTTACACTCATTAACACTTACTCCACGATGCAAACTCTAGTTCAGCCTCTAGGCCTTGGAAGGTTCTTTGCTCAGCCATTTCCTTGATCTTCTCTAGGCTCCAACCTGCCTTAGCAAGGTCATTCAAATCTTTATGCTGTACCGAAGATGGCCAAATCATAACCTTCTTATTCGACATTACAGCCGATCTAAGAGCCTTTACGATATGTTGATTATGTGGTTCATTATCATATAATACAATAGCATTATCAATATTTACATTACATTTCATCAACTCAGATGTAATCTTACCGCCAGCCGTAGCTATGGCGTTAGGAAGAAACATCGAATCAAATGGACCTTCAAGGCAGTAGAAACGATAATTAAAGTCAACTCTGTCCAAACCATATATCTTTGGCTTGGTTTCGTCAAGCATGATGCTGATATATCTTAAATTATTTGGGGTGTCTAGAATTGCTCTCCCTTGGAACCCAAACATCACCCCATTTTTATCTTTCATTGGGATAATAATACGAGGTTCATCAGGAGTTGTCTTAGCGAACTTACCAGCTAATTGCTTATTTGTCCAAGCCTTGAATGTTTCGCAGTAGTAAAGAGTTGAAATAAACTTGTCTGGGAGTTTTCGATTTAGTATATATTGGTACGGTAAAGAATCCAAAGGTAAAGAAGTAAGAAGCATAATGCTGTTAAGAGCATCGTTATTAAACTCTGTTTTTAATCGTTCAGCATGTTGATTGAGTATGTGTTCATCGCTACCTTCCAATTTCTCTAGCAAGAATTGTTCATAGATACCGCTGTCAAACTTCTTAAGGAACTGTTCATATCTAAGGGATACCATACAGTTGTGACAATAAAAACGGAAGGTGCCAAGCCTTTCAAACATATAGGCTCTAGCTTTGTTCTTATGCTGCTCTGAATCTCCACAGAAAGGGCAACGAAAATTAAATAGGTTGCCGCTCTTCTTTTGGAAGCGATGAAGACGCGACGAAATCAACATTACATATTTTACTTCTAACCACGACATATAACCTCATTATAAAATGTTCTTTTTGCTCATATAGAGCACGAACGGAGTAAATATAGCTCCGATTATAGCCTTAAACGTTATGGCTGTCAAAAACAGATTCAATATTATTGAAAGAGGTTGATAGTAGAAGTTTAACGGAAGGAATATCGCAGAACTTAGAATGTTAGTCAAAGTAAACCATACAAAGAAATTAATATGTGGTTCCAATTTGTTTTTACATTTCTCTACCATATGCAAAAACAATGTCTGAGAAATAAAGAAAGCCAACACTGATAATGTCTGTGTGGTTGGGGCTACAGCCAAAATATTAACTAATGACGTGCTAATTGTTGAAGCCAAAAATGGTCCTGTTAAAAATCCTAGCGGTTGGGTTATCAAAATTGTTGCCGCAATAACTACAAACACTCTAAATAAATTAGCCTTAGCTATATCAAAACCAAACTTTTGTATAACTATGTATTGAATAAAAAACACAGCCGAGAATAACACTGAACCAATATTAGCCCAGAAACCTAACAAAGAAAATACTGCGCTCGATAACAGACCAGTCAACACCATGTTAACAGTCATTAGAGAACGTAATATATTAGAAGTATCATCTTTTTTATAAACGGCCCAGGTGATAAGGCATCCTTCAACAAGAATAATAAAAAGCACCACCAATAGATTATTCATTTATAATGGTTTCCTACTGAAATGTTCTAACAGGTATTCAAAGAAATAGACTCCAAGATGGCCTAATATACCTGCGAACATTAATGTGTAATTAGTTATATAGAATAATGATGCACAATAACCAAAAAATCCTGCTACAAACATTTTAAGAATAATAAGCAGTATTTTATATACTAACGATTGGCTTGGCATTTGCATCATTATTTTTTCTTTCCAATTGTCGGCTTGGTTGCCGAGGGTTTACTTTCATCCCTCACAACCTTATTTGCATCTCCTAGTTTCAATTTCACTAATTCAAATATCATATCCATAATCTGTGTTCCCGCGTATCCCCCGACCCCCGCTCCAATCGTGACCCATTGTGGATATAATAACAATATAACTTGAGAACACATATAACCAGTAAAACCAGTAACTATAATAGTTGATATCAATCTAACAAATAAAAGTGTCTCTTCACCTTTTAGATATCTATCAAAATATCTAGCTGCTCCCCCAAGAATTGCCACTAATATCCAAACTACTTCATTTGGGATATTCATTACTTAAGCTACTTCCTTTTCGGTATTGTATCCCTCAATCTGCGACGACGAAGAACTTTACCATTCCCTAGTTTAGGATCAAACATCGCCACACCGCTTCCACTACCAATTGAATTAACGGCGACTTCACTTTCGTTTGTTGTTTTATCCTGCTGCATTATTCAATATTTCTCTTAGTTTATTGACGATTTCTTGATCTAATGATATATCATCAGTATCGTATCTCTTCTTATTTATCCCTATATTATAAACCCTATCAGGGAGTATATCAAGAAACACTAAGAATGGTTTGAGATAGCATAAATGTTTCTCTGGTATTTTCAGAAAGAACATTCGTACCACATGGAAAGGACCAAATACATTGTTTAAAACAATGACATGATTAAGAATCAACTTCTCTTTCAATTCAGAAGTGTTCTCATAACGAGTGAAGAGTTTCTTAATGTACTTAAATCGTTTTAAGTCTTCAAGAAACTCTTCTATAGAATGACATTGAGGATTGTCATAATACTTTGCAGCATAAAGGACAAAATTATCATTCGTCAATATTGGGTTTTTATTATCTATCATCCATTATATAATAACAGTCGCTTATTAGACGACTGTTAGTGTAGCTGAGTTTGATGTTACGTTAACAGCGCCCGTTGATCTTAGGAAGCACTGATATGAAACTGCGTTTAAGCTATGGACGTTAGAGATAGACAATGTTGCTGTAGTAACGTTGCTATACACGCCAGCGTTTGTAAGGTTGGCGAATCCACTTCCTGTATTAGCCTGCCATAGATAGGTAATAGTACCACCAGGAGGGGCTGTAACAGCATTAATAGAGAACGTAGTTGATAAGTTATCGTTAACTGATTTGCTGGTAGGATGAATGGAGATAACGATTGCGTTGTTAGGCGTACCTGACACGTTAGCGTCAACAGAAAAACCACCTGCAACAAGGCATTCATACGTCACACGACCCGCGCGACCGCCAGAACCCGTTGTCTTGATAATCCATCCTGTATGAGGAAACTTACCTAATGAAGCCGCTTGCTCATTGTCATTAACACCAAATACACCAACTGTCTTACCCGTAATAAAAGCATCGGCAGTTGAGTTAGTGAATAATGCATCTCTGTTATCTGAATTAGCAGCTAAATTAAACTGAGCCGCTGTGAAAATCGGAGAGCTATTTGCTCTGTCTATAGAACCCCATAAGGCCATAAAAGTATTCCCTCTAAATTATTATTGTTTGTTATTTATATATTATTAACGCTTCGGAACCCCAGGCTTATCAGCACTCATTCTATGCATATTAGTTTGAGTTGCACCGCCTCCAGGCTTCATAGGAGGAACCCCGCCACTCGTTGGCTTGCTGGTTCTGCTAGCAATCTTGGCTCCAGGGCGAGCCGTTGTGGCCCCCATTGATCTATTTGTAGGTCTGGTAGCTATTAATTGTTCTCTTAGAAACGTTGAAGTCTTGATCATGTTAGCGTAATACGCCACCTTAGGGTCAATCTTTGTTTCTTCTGACATATTTTCGTCTCCAATAAGTCCTTTAAATGCTCTTTGCGATCCTAACACACGCTGATGATATTTATAGTGATGCTCATGCTTGTCCATTGCATTTTTGGCCTTCTGGACGCCTATCTGAATGGACTTAGCCTCTCTCGTCTTTAGGATTCCAGGATGACCAGGGTTATAACCTGTAGCCCTAACACGTAATTGATTGTAATCAGGGCTCTTAGGATCAAATGAGTTTTTGTATTTCTCTAGCTCGGCTGTCATGGTTGCATGATCTGCTTTAGCTTTATGATACTCTCCAATATGATGGTCCATAGCATTCATATGTTGCTCAACCTCATGTGGCTCAAGTTCTTTATGAGCAATAGATTGATGCTGTACGATGGCACGGGAAATATCCGTTGCCATTCTATGGGCATGATCTTCAATATCAGACTGAGAAGCCCCCTTAAATGGCTCTGTCCAAGTGCTCATGTATCTGTTGATATGGTGATAAAGGGTATTGTTTCCCTTTTTACCCTCAGCATGTTTCCATTCTACAGTATTGTTCTTTTTATCAAACTTTGCGTCTTCGTGATGGGACATTCCTCGAATGCTCATCTTATGAAGGCCCATACCTGTATTGTCTGGATAGCTTAATTCTTCATCTCTATGAGGCCTTGCAGGTAAAAAGATATGCCCTGCAAACTCTTTTGTAGTTTGATTGTAAACAGCCCCGCTGAATAACTCAGGCTTTTCCTTTGGCTTTATACCTAATAGACGCTTAAAGAACCCTTCCTCGATAACCTCTAATGAGCTATCCGCCTCAGCGTTAGCTTCGTCTATAATCTTTTGCTCGCCAATGATCTCGTTTATACCCATCTGCATAGTCATATAGACCCCTTCAAGAGACCTATAATTCTCTCTCAGAGGCTTCTTTTTGACCTTCGGCTTAGGGCGTTTCAGCTTGCTAGGATGGGCTTCCTTCATCGAATTAGCCCCATTTACTGAGGCATCTATAGCCTCAGACTTCGGCAGATATGAAAATGAATAGCCGTGTAGCTTTATATTACCTCTAACGGGAACAACTGCTTCCGAACCGTCTTTCTTGCCAAACGTCTTCCATGATACTGCCCCAGACTTAACCTTTTTCAAGCTATCTTTTAGGGTCTTAGTTCTCCATGCCGTGTCAGGGTGCGCTCTAGCCCCTTTCTTTCCAGCGGGAACCTTGAAAGGAAGTGAAACAGTTGTGTGGTCTCTATGACCAGCCCCTAAATTACCTTCCTCACTTGGCCCTGATACATGCATGTGTAGATAGTAATCATGTTGTGTAGGCAAGTTAGACTTTTCTGTTAGTTCCATACCTATTATTTCTTTTCCTGTCCCTTAATACCACGTCTAGTTTCTGTAAGAAACTCATTGAGCTTACTCAGGGCATATTCTTCTTTACTTACCCCTGTATCCTCACTCCATTCATTGATAGAGTTTAAATATACTGATGTTAGAACGCCTTCGGTCCTAACTCTCTGAGATGCAATCACACCTAGTGGCTTTTGAGGATTGCCATTTTTATCAACCACATTTAGGCGCGGCTTTGTATTGATAATTCTCTTTGGGTCCTTAGGAGTGGTTCTTTTAAATGTTATTGGTTCTGGCAAGTTAAACTTGTTTGGCATTAGAGCACCTTAAAAAATGTATCTGCATGTGAACGTTCAACTTCCTGATATCCATATTGTGCTAAGAAACTAACAATTGATGGGTTTGAACGCTCAACAGAAATGACTGGTTTGAACTTATTTATGATTTCTCTACCGCCTAAAAGCGCCTCTTGTTCATATCCTTCAATATCTAATTGGATCAAATCTAGCTTCTGAAAATCGAAATTATCAAGTTGCATCATTGGAACTATACCTTCCGTTGATGGATATACCTCATGTGTTCCTGTATTATCAGTAGCTCCTAATTTTAGTTGACCCATTTCATTCTTAGAGCCTAAAGCACAATTGAACTTAACAATTCTATCATTCTGGCAATTGTTCACTAGACAATGAAAGTTTAATGGATCAGGTTCGAAGGTATATACGATATTGAACATCTTTGAAAAGAGAAGTGGATACATACCTTGGTTGCCGCCCGCACAGACAACCACATCAAACTTATCACAATACTTCTGATATTTCTCAGAATGAGACGCCCAATCTTGTAGCGGTCCATCAAAAGCACCTGTATCAGCCTTTATCCATAGAAGTTCTTCGATACCATATGAACCAACCTTGCGCATATCAACTAATTCGTTATATAACATTAAAGCTCCATTAAAAAAAGTGACAGTAATTATACTGTCACTTCAAACTTATCTTCTGGTAAAGTTCTTAATTCATAATTCAGCATTCCTTGACTACACGAAAGGTCATTGATAGCTGATTTATTTCCAACGATTTTTAAAGTAGATGATTTTATCTTATATGCATCAAATCTTATCTCGCCTTTAGCCCATTTGTTTTGATCTAAATGCACCTGATAAATCTCATTATTTTGTAAAGCATTTTTTAGGAATACCATCGATACTTCACAAGAGTTTAATTGTTCTGCGATCTTACGACAAAAGAAAGACGTTATCGAATAAGGAAGTTCCTGACGTATCTTTGTTGCTGTTATGATAGCAGCCGCGTTTTCTTTAGGTTCATTTAAGATCATGTCATCAATAGCAATCATAACAGACATTAAATCATCCTTTACAGGGACCGCCTGTCCTGCCTTGATCGCCTTGTATAGCTTGTATGGGTTGTCCATGTTCAACCCTAGAATGTTCTTTACCCCATATTCATAGATAAATTCGCGCGAATTACCAAATGGATTGTATCTCTCACACACGTGTTTAAGAACACACTCTGGCATAATATGTCTTTGATCACATACCTTATCAAGAATGTTAGTGAAGAATGAGGCCTTGGCCCCTACACCGTATTTACTAGAAACACCAATAGTCTTATTAGACTCACAATAAATGAATGAGTCTAGACCATTGTATGTTGGATCATCGGGGACAGCAATTCCAACAACCTTATTACCATCAAACTCCCCTTGCTTCATAATGATCAACCCAAATAGAAGCTCCCCAATATACTTTCCTAATTCATCTATTTCATATCGATCAATAGAAGCATCCCATATAAAAGAAGATGGTGTATAAGAAAGAATATCGTCTACTGTCTTTGTGATTTCATTACATACATTTTGGTTTGAGGCAAGGGCTGTAATGATAGAGGTTTTAATATCTTTAGCATTGTAGAACTGTCTTACGGTAGTAATACCATCTCCAAAATTAAGAGACGCTTCGGTTCCACATTTAGCCAACTCTGCACTATAGATACCCAGCATTTCAGTAGCTCCCCTGTCTTTCTTGGGCTTGGTAATATATTTTTCGGGCACATATCCAATTTTCCCATCGTACATAATTTTGTATTTAGGGCTATATTCATTAACAGGCAAAACAAAAATCTCGGTGCCTTCGATTAATTCACAAGTAAAAACTTTAGTCTGACAATTCAAATATACTTTGGCAGGTCCTTTGCCGTTTCGTATTTTGGTCTCTATATGCTTTCCTTGAAAATACTTTTCGAACTTTGCCTTTCCACTAGTGGCCACACTTCTCCATTATTTAAACTCTTTGAATATTTCCTTTGCTTTTTTTGAAATACCGACACTATCAAGTCCTGAAAATATATTATCCTCATCATCGTTCATTTCTGTTCCGACTTGAGTATTATCAAATACAGGCACATCATGTGTAATCTTTTCATTAGCAGGCTGTTCAGTATCAAAGCATCTCATTTTAGGTCTATCGACGCCTATAACGAAATACCGCCTCTTGTTTTCGTCTTCGTATCGGTTCTTAAGCTGTTTAAATAAGACTTGGTTCATGTTTCTTAAATTATCGTCAACCATGATACCAAGCATCAAATCAACAGTTGCAGGAAGTCCGATAGATTCGCTAGTGTCTGTTAATTCAATGTCAAGATTATTGAACCCTCCTCTATTAGTTTGTGTAGCACTTATAATAGGAATGTTATACTCTACCGCAAACCCTCTAATCTCTTCGGCAATTGATTTAATATAATCATACGATCCCGTGCTACCCTTTTTCACTCGGGCTGATGCACAAAGATTTAGATAGTCGATATAGACTATATCAGGAACAAAGTTTTTCTTTAGCTTCAATTCGTCAATGAGATGACGAAACGCTAACACAGACACAGTTGTTGCAGGATACTCACGGATAATTAAGTTGCCTTGCGTTTTCTCTCGCGCCTGTTTAATCTTTCTTTCGTATGACTCTTTGGTTAGGTGCTCTAGATCATGTAACTTAACGTCCAAAATATTAGCATCAATACGCTCACGTATCCTCTCTTCTGCCATTTCAAGAGTGATGTATAGGACGTTCTTTCCTCTCAAGAGATTTGAGGTCGCGAAATGACACATGAACATTGTCTTACCGACTCCAGTTGGAGCAAGTAAGATATTGAGTGTCTTTCTGGAAACCCCGCCTTTGGTAATCTCGTTTAGAAATTCAAGATCAAATGGAATCTTATATTCTTCAAGATGGTAATACTCATATTGGTGCTGCCAATTGAGAAAGTAATCATGACCAATCTTGGTATCAAACGATACTGCTAAGGCTTCCTGTAATATCTTGGGAATGGCCCCAATAGACAGTGATCCACTGTCTTCTTTGGATATCTTAATAGACTTGGACAGGGCAATAAATAATGCCCTGTCCTTACACCATCTTTCTGTTGTATCAATCAACCAATCTGATTTTACGTGGTCCCCTACTTCTAGGTTCTTAACTGTACTTTGAGCTTTACCATACTCATCTTGTGAAAGCTGTATACCTTTGGCTTGTAACTCAATATCTAGAACTTCTTTAGTTGGAGTTCGATTGTACTTAAGAAAGTAAGAGTTGATTATACCAAAGATGATACGGGAGTAGTTGGTCTCAAAATATTCGTCCTTTAGGAATGGTAAGGTTTTCCGAGCATAATCTTCCGAAAATACCAAACCTGAAAGGACGATTTCATCTATATTCATTATAAGAGTATGTTACTTTCTGTAATCTGCGGTCAAAGGCATGAACCTTTGACCATAATCTAAACCTAAAATGAGCTAAGAATAACTTTATTTCTGTAATCTCTTTTGGAGGAGAACGTACCATGTTTCTGAAAACATCTGCCGATATATACTTGTCAAAAATTGACTTGCATGTATTACATTCCTGACAAGATGCAACAATGTTATCCTTTCTAGAATCACCACCCTTGCAACGGGGGTGCAAGTGATCCGCCGTTGCATTCTGAAACGTCAATGGATTTAGACAATAATAGCAACACATGTTCTGTTTTCGAAGTGCATCTTCCCTATACATTCGAACATATCCACGTTCTTGATTTCTTTCTTCTATTTTTGATTTAATCCATCTTTTAGACATATATCACCAAGTTAAAACATCTGATACATCTCTATAAACCCCCTCATCCTTTTCGGGAGAGGTTTGGATAAACACTCGTGTTTGCTGACCAATACCATTAGTCATAGTTTCAATAGATATTGAATATATATTAGCAGATTCTTCTTCTATCTGATTAATAAAACCGCATAAAGAATCAAACTCAGTCAGCGTCATCGTTACTTTGTTCGTTAGCATCATGCTCACCTAAAATTGGACTTCCTGCTAAAGCATATTTGTTTTTGATATAATCCTTGAAATCCGTTGTCGTAAACACGTGATCCCAAAAATTGTCTCTATCAACTATCTCATCATAAGTATAGCTCTGCTCCTCTCCCTCCAACTGATACATCATAGTCTTACTACGATACTGCTTTATGTACTTCCCTTCAATAGCCAAATCTAAAAGACCGCTATTTTTCATGATTCCAGTTTTGAAACCAACTGTAATTTCTACCTTTGATTTCTCCTGGACAAACCTAGACTTATCAACATTGATAACATAGGTAAATCCAGCAAGAGACTTATCTTCCTTATCCTGTTTACGGCCAACAATCCAAACGTCGTTTGAATTATACATACCTCCTGTTCCACCTGACACAACGTCTTTCGGGAACATGCTCTGTTCCTTATACGTATGGTTGACAGCTACCATTGGTATCCCTTTCAGAACACACTTGGCAGTGGTGATGCGAAAGAACGCCTTAATGGCCTTTGCTCTAGTCATATCTGCCTTATCGTTGCCTTCTCTGGCGTCTTTCACTTCCTTACGGGAAGCTAGGTTGCCAATCGAATCGACAAAGAAAAAGAAATGGTCTCCCTTTTCAATACTGTCTAAGGCAATCAATGACTTATGAGTTAGCTCCTCAACTTCCGTAACAGGAATATGCAGGACTCTATCAGGATCAATACCGAACGTAGAAAAATACGTTGGCTTTGCTCCAAACTCAGAGTCAAACATAATTGCCCTAGCATCCTCATGCTGATCTAGATATGCCTTCATTAATAGAAGACTGAAACCAGTCTTGAAGTGCTTTGACGGTCCTGCAATCATCGTTACGCCTGGATAGATACCACCATCCACACGACCCGATAATAACACATTGATCATCGGGACAGGAGTCGGAACAACATTTGTTTCATCGAATACGATGCTCTCTGAAAGTATTGTTGCTCCAATGTCCTTAATTAACTTATTGAGTTTTGAGGCGTCCAAATTAATCTCCTAATCTACATACACCATATCAAGGTTAATATTGTCTAACTCATGAATGCCTAATGCTAACTCACCTAGACAACCATTGCAAGCATAGAAACCTTGACTTGTATACTTTAACAACCGTCTCATATTAGAAACGGGATATGTTATCTTATGAACTGCTAATCTCATTCGTCCAAGATCGAATAAGGAATACGGACCCGTCACAAAGTCTTTCCCATCATAACCGAATTGGGCTATGGTGAAATCAAACGAGTCTAATACTTTTTCGATACTATCGAAAAAACCATACGAGATTAGCTGAACTTTAACTTCTGATGACTTAGGTCCACCAACAGTAATCCAATCGAAGAATGGCGTCTTTTTACTGAAATATAAATTGGTAACAGCTAAACCAGATTCTTTATGATGCTGATATTCAATACGGGGATTGTGTTTTAATAACTTATTGAATACATCATCTCTCTGTTCTTGGGTTTTGAAGAACACATCTAGATCGGAATCCAATTCCACTTTCTGGATTGTCTTACGAACCGACCCCCCGCAAATCCAAGGCCCCTCAGGAGATGGATTGATCGGGATATCACGAGTCGCAATATACAATTGGCTCTCATTCAGAGGATAACCAACTACCCTCTGATGAAACTCCTCAGCATTATGTCGGATCATTTATTTACTCACCATAATAATCAATACTATCTTCATTACGTGAACGGAAGTATGCACGAATATCGTCTCTAAGACGGATTGATCTATTACCATATGACATATTAAGTCTATAGAGACCTTGATTATCTCTAATCAAATCCTTCACGGGGTCAAAGTTATTCTTAGTTATAACAGACCAACGCTCAATATACTTTCTATGCTTCTTACTACCATGCCAATTATGAGTAATGAGTCCAGGAACATAACCTACATTCCTCTTAATCTCGTGTTGGGCTTGGGCTTCCCAAGACAATACAGCATCCCTGTAGCCCTTAGAAATGCTACCAGGAAGCGATTTCTTACCCTGCCCTATGAGGCATAAGGCCATATGATGATCCCCAGCCCCAAGGATTCCCTTGTCAAAGAGGCTCAGGCGTTCCATAGCGTCACGGGTAGCTGCCCAGGCGAAACCTGGATGCCAGAACCCAGGCTTATACTGGTAATAACCGCCGTTTCCAGGGCCAATAGGAGGATACCTATCGTTCTCCATATAAGACCACATGAACCCGTTATAGGTATTGATAGGCTGATACTCAGGACCCATATCCACAACATGAGAGAACATTTGAACGATATCATAATGCTGTAACTGATGTGCAGTTTCAGAAATGATATCACGTCTCTGGAAAATGATATCACCGTCAACCCATGCGACATATTTCCATTTCGGTCTGATCTTGGTTAGGTGTTGAATACCAAGATTGATCATATTCTCTTTATGCCATAACTCGGCATTAGTTCTTATGACAAGATGGAATGGATCATGTGAAGGAACTGGCTCTTGCCAAAACTTAACAGCATTAACATCTTCATATCTGTCATCAATTCCATTACGGTTCTTATCAATAATCTTTGTAGTATCATGATCAGAATGATGATGGTCCATACAAACTTGTGGTTCTCTGCGACCAAAGGCTTGCTCAACAATAAGTAGCTGAGCCCCCATATCTTTCATGTGTTGTTGAAACTCTTTAAAGAGCCTCCACCGACTTTTGTATCTGATAGGGTTAGAGATAACAGCTATTACATAAAACTCATCTACAGCTAACATTTAAATGGATCATCCTGATAAGAAGGCTTCTATTGACTGGTTAATTTCCCAATCCCAACTAATAATAGTCAAAATTGTCTTCATCGGGTCTAGATAAGTCTTCTCAAACTGAGTTTTCCTATCCAAGTAGTTCTCTAAGCCTAGAACTTTAGGTAGCACCTTAGGAACAGATATAACTTTAGAAAATACTGGATTGGGCTCATACAGATAGCAATATTTGACCTTATCTTTATCCGAAATCAAAGAATATTTAGCTTCCAACTTCCTTTTCTTTATCTCGTTATTGTATACAAGTGCACCTTTAACGTGTATAGGTGTACCCTTTGCCCATCCATTTATTGGATCAAAATATTTTTCAATACCGTTAATCCCTCGGGGGAAAGCGATATCCTCAAATGGCAGTTGCCAAAAATGCTTTTTAAATTTCTCAATATAATGCACTACATCATCATTAGTTCCTGTCATTATCAATTTAAGAGTTTCTTTAATGGCATCGCGACACGCCACGGGAGTTGAAGAGCGGATAGCCTCAATTCCCATCATCTTTAATTCTGGCTTGTCATATCTGACACGTTCAGAATCTAGAACGTTCATGATATACATTTTCTTGGCTTTCCAGATAGCCTTATTGGCTAGAACCTCTCTCTTCATCTCAAGAGCGGGTTCATAGGCATTAAGGGTCTCTGCCAGCTTTAGAAGTGACTGATCTATGGTAGGTTGAA